CCCATTTACCGCATAAACAATCCCGATATGGTTAGCAAATCCATTACGTTGTCCGCCCCAATGGAACGACACTAAATCGCCTTTTTGCGGACGCTTTAAACCTAACCAAATACCTTTGGATTTCCAAATAGCCTTGTGACGTTCCACACCGCATTCACGCCCAATTAAGTTTGATTGCCCTGCTTTATCGAAAACGTGTGTAACGAAAACATCACACCAGTCATCATCATATTTCACTGGATATCCCATAGGAATAGGTTTGACCTTATTATAAGCGTCAATGATAGCCTTATGTTGTGGTGAATACTTTTGAACGTTTAAATAGCTTTGGGCAATCTCTAAAACTTTATTTACTGTCAACCTTAGCACCTCCGAATAAATTATTCGTTATCTCATAAATCCCACTTGATGCCACACCTGCACCTAAACCGATAAAAGTAAACTCATCTAGTTGACCGCCTAATAATTTCATGGCAACCATAGCTAATGACCAACCGATGACTAATGATAATAGATTGATAAAGTTAGCTGTGAAAGCACCTTTTTTGTCAAAATATTTCAAAACTTCCACGAATAAAGCCACAAAAATAGCGATGACTAATGCCACCGCTAAGGAATTACCTTGTAAATTTAAAATGTTCATTTTTCCTCCTCCTTAACATCATATTTACTCATCACATCTTCGTAAATCAAGTGCGTTCTCGAATTGCCCCCCAAAAGCTCATAGGAGCTGTATATGTCGACTAAATCTAACTTCTCATCAATCGTCATGTAGCCTTTTTGCTTGATCGAAGCGCAAAGCCGATTGACCCGAAAACGCAAAAGAGCAAGCACCCCTTGCTTGATAAGGTCTTGCTCTGTACTTTCGTGTTCCATCGCTTCTCGTTTTAGTCGTAAGTGGTCTTTTAAAACACCAATTGCCTTATTTAACAACCAACCTCCGATTGTAAAGGCACTCGTCACAATAACAGCGACAAGGTGGTCTTGGATACCTGTTAAAATGTCTGTGATTATTTCCATCAATCTACTCCTTTCTTAATTATCAATCCAATTAAGTTTCTCTGCATAATAAGCTTTTCCATCAGTATCTCCGTACACGTAAACATGACGATCGTCTTGACCAAAGAGTTTTCCTACATTAGTCATTCCAAAATACACTTGATGCCAACTTGCACCACCATCACCTGTTGCCACCATGATAGGTCTAGTGGCAGTTTTCTGAACTTGAAACGTGATGTAAGCCTCTGTGACAGTATTAACTTTAGAGCGTCCAAAGAACTCCCAACCGTTTTGATTGTTAAATTCAATCACTTCATGGACTAAACCGTGCGCATTGAACGGATTAGTAGGCTTTGTCGCCCCGTCAATCCCCACATGGTCACCATCACGAACGAAAGATACATTGTGTCGGAATGGTACGACGATTGTCGGCTGTTGATTAATACCGTCCATCACATCTAATTTTCGCCACGTAGCACCTAAGTCCTTCGAACACCAAATAGCAGCTCTATCCGTATGGTCACCTTCTAAAGCGTACAGATAACCACTGGTCACATCAATCGCCACTCCGTGCCAATGGGAGTTTACGGATTCTTGACCACTTGTCGGGTTTGAAATCACTCCAGCTGTCGTTTTAATGGTTTTAAAAGTTAGTCCACCATCTGTTGTTAGAACTAATTCGCGTTTTTCAGGACCAGTGCCATAGGCTCCCGAAAGTATTATTCCGTTGATGCCGTCTACGTTGTAATCTACTTCAAACCAGCTAAAGGAGGTACTGGTCGTTTTGAATTTGAGTGTAGGCACTGTTGAAATATTGACTGCTGAATAAATATAAGCATTAGTACCGTCAGAACCATAATATACTATCGCTTGTGGAGTTTTAACGATATGAGAAATAGTCATATTTAGACTATCTAAATCAACCCCCGTGCTAGTTGCAGATGAACCATCAGTGATACTGTCGTATGTCTTGATGACGTTGTTTGAGTCCAAAATGTAAAACTTACCATCATACCCCTTATGACCAACTTTTACATCAATGGAAATTGGTTTAAAGGTTAAAGTAGTTTTGGGAGTTTTTAATTTCGGATTAGCTAATTTCACAGAATACTCATCAAATAAAGGTTCGTCACTTAATATTTCTTTTGTATCATTATCTAATCTTGTACCAAATCCATGTTTGTTGACAAATTTCAATTGGTATAGATGATATTTAAGTTTAAATGAAACAGTATGAAACTCTTTGGAATTACCAAACCCCTCAATCGGGTTATTATATACTAGTTCCCAATCAGCCCCACGGTCGTTGTTGTTTTGAAGGTATTTAACATAAATTTGGAAACCGCCGAAAGCATAAAAGTTTAAATTGGAATAAGTATAGCCCAACGAGCTGCGTCGCTCAGTTGTTAATGTATCATTAGTGTTGCCTTTACCACCTACAACCGTACTAGCGAACAATCGGCGAGACTCCATGTTAGATTTAACATTAATTGTTTCATTGATTTTAGGTAATTGATATCCTAAAATTTCAATATTATCCCCATCTAACCTTGTTGCGTAATTATGTTTATTTACAATTTTAAGCTTATAAGTATGATACTTCAAATCCACTTCCACTCTATGATATTTTTTAAAGTTTGTTGATCCTTCTGCTGGATTAGAATAGATTAATTCAAAAGGTTCTGTCTGATACTCATAACCGGGAGCGGATTTATTCACGTACTGTATATATAACTCCAACGCTCCGAAGAAATAAAATTGAATAACTAATTTATCTCGACCGTATGATTTCTTGATTGGTGTCACATATTCCTGACCACTTTGGAACGTGGAAGTAGGAAACGCTGGTCTTTCAATGTTCGTACTCGTATGTAACACTCCGTCCGAATTCGTTTGAATTGCCTTTGCTTTCCCTAAACTGTCTCTACCAGCAATTCTCATCATTTTATCTGCCATATTAATTCACACTCCAATTTTGGTCTTGTTCTGTCATCATGCCATTAAAATCTTCGTAAAATTGTTTTAAAGTCACATCTAAATTCACGACACCAACTGCTCCTTCTCCCACGACTGGCACACTACCACCTGTCAAGGCTTCTTTCACTTCTTGGGTTAAGTCTGCCATTGTGACGTTACCTTTTTCAATCGACTTACCTATTAACTCTAAAATCTGTCTAGCTTGTTCTTCGTTAGCCCCTGCTCCTACCATGACCGACACTTCTTCAAACATTTTGGCTAGTGCTTCTCTAACATCACCACCTAAACCACTATTTCGAACGATATTTGCTAAATCAGTGAATGTTTTAGGTTTAGTCCAATCAACTAAATTCCAATCACGTGTTTGTTGATATTCCGTCCAACGTTTTAATGTTTCAGGGTCAAGGAATGGTAGTATATCTTTTAATTCCATCTAGTTTGTACCTCCAGTTTCGATTTTCTCTTTTAATTCTTCAATTTGTCTTTGCAGTTCATCAATCACTTCTTGGCTCGCTTTATTCGTAACAGCATTATCTAAATCAAGTATCAGTTGATTTAACTTCGTTTGATTAATTCTTAAATCATAGTTTTCACTGTTTATTCGTGCCATTGACTGTCTAGCTTCTCGGTTCATTAGCTTATACATGGATAGGGTTGAATTGGTATCGCCAACCTTAACCTGTACCTCGCTAAAACTATGCACATCAAAGTTAACTTCTGTCAATTGCAATCGTTCAGGACTGGCTAGCATTGGCAGGTCTGTGATATACCGATTGCCAACTTCTATCGTTTCAAAGTAGGGGTCAATCAACCCACGATTAATCAAGGTTAAATCCCAGTTATTAAGGCTTGCCATTTGCTCTTCTTTGAATTGCAATCCCCTATTCTTTAGGACAGTAGGGTCTGTGATGTCCGAGAAGTTAACTTGTCTAGTGATTTCACCAAAGACTTGAATTAGTTCTTCGTCACGAATAAACGGACTGCCATTATTCACGCTCGATATGCTCAATCTAGGTCTAGTGACTTTCGTTCCGTACTTCGTGACATCATCATTGTTATCATCAACGTTCGCCCCTAAAGGCTCAATGACCGTAATCACTTCAAGGTTATCCGTTTCTTTAGTGGCTCGTACCACGTTCTGACCGTATTCAAAACGCATGTCGCTGTCTTTCCCAACTTCTTTCAAGTAGTCTAAGACTAATTGCTTTTGTTCGTTTCTTCGAATAACAAAATAACCTCCGATATCACGCAAAAACATGTTCTGCAAAATATCAAAGGTTGTCCCGTAATCAATCCATCTGTATGGCGTGTCCGTATCAGAGTCAACTGTGACCGTTCCTAACACGAATTGCTTATGTGTTTCTGCTTGTTCATTATGCACGTTTAAAACGTAAGCAAGTAAATCTCTTACTCCTTTGTTTTCACGCTTAGCATAGCGTTGTGAAGTATCTCTAAAATAGCTTTTAAAGTCCTCTGCCACGATTTTATGATAATGAGTTCCGTCTTTCTTAAATTCAAAGTCTTGGTCTAATACTCGCCCCTCAAAAATCAATCTATCATTAATAACGTCATATATTTCAATGATTGACTTCATTGAATTAATCGCATGAAAGTAGTCGTTAGTAGGTGGTATTTGAGCAGTAAAAGAACTACACCCGACGATACGGAGCGTTCCCTTGCCACTCAATAATTTATTTCCATTGGCTAGTGGCTCATGTAAGACTTTTTCAAATTGATCTGAATAATCATCTTTTAAAATCACTCGATACATTAAGCCATCACCTCAGTTCGATATTCAAAACCAATCGTGCCATTTCCTTTAATTTTAAGGCGATTAACACCTTGTTTTAGCACTAACTTAGTATTCTTATTAGTGCCATTATCCAACTTGATAATATCGCCGTAAAAGTCGATTTCCATAAAGACAGGTTTGGTCTTGACTTCCGTTTCGGTGGTCGTGGTCACCGTTCGTGGTGCTGATACATAAAGCACTTGATTAGGATAGATAAAATCAGTCGCTCTGATGTTGTTCCACTTACAAATATTAGCGACCGTTGTCTTATACATGTTTGCTATTCGCCATAGTACATCACCTCTTTTAACGGTATACTTCGTGCCTTCAATTACTTTCGTTTCGGTGACCGTTCCACCAGTTGAGTCAGTGCCTGCTTTCAATGGTGTTTTGGCTTTTACAATAATTTCAGGAATAACACTTGAAGCACCGTTGTTGTACAATTCAATGTCAAGTTCTCCGTTAACCGTAAAAGCGTTATAGCTTGCGACATCATCATCAAAACTGAAGATATCCCAAATATCGTGAAAGAATGAATGAACCGAAAGCATATAAGGATAGACTTGAAACTCAATATTGACTTCTGTTCCGTGATTGCGAGGGTCATCTTTAACCTTGACTTTTACACATTTTCCATACCAAAAGTAACCGTATTTCCATGTGTCAAAGATAGGTATTCTACCTTTGCCCATTAGCTCCTGTTTAACCTTCGCTTCTAACACCTTTCGTTGTTCTTTAGTCATTCTAACCGCACCGAATTCAAATTTTAGTATCCTGTCCTCGTAAAATTCTTCCCCCATTATCATAGAAAAATCAAATGACCCATTCATGAACTGAATACTTGCGTCCTCGCCTTTAATATCAGGTGTGTCGGCTTGTCTACTTCTCAACCGTAAGCCATGACGGGAGGAGTCAAAGTGTTCCGTCATGACTTTTTCTTTTATCGTGATTAAACTCATCCTCCTACCCCCCATGCTTCGTTATATTTTGCATTCTTTCCGATTGTCTTATCTAATCGGTTTTGCGTTTTATCTGCTACTTCATCACTCGTGATAGCAAATTGTTTTTGCGTTAACGTTTCTTCAAGGCTTTCAATCGCTTCGACCACGACAGCGTTATTAGTATCATTAGCAGTTTGGATAATCTGACTAATCGTGCCATTAACACCACTAAATTTGTGATTGACTTTCGATAGGTCAGGAACTGAAGCCATAGCTAAGTTATTTGAAATACCTGATACTCTATCAATCCACGAGTCTAAACCTAAAGCAAAGCCTTCACCAGCAAAAGCCCCTGATTTAAACAGCACTCTTGAAGGCGAATGTTCATCTAAAGCCTTATTAATCGTTGTGACAACTTCATTAGCAATTGATCGAGCAGTACTCATGATACGGCCACGAGTGCTTTCTAAACCTAAAGCAAATCCTTCCCCTGCGTTCATTCCTGATTGTTGCAAGCGAACAGCGATATTTTCGAATATCATCACAAGCGAGTCACTAAACCCTCGTGCATTGACTAAGCCAGTTTGATAGCCTGATGTAAAAGCTTGGTTGACTCTACCCATGCCTTGCATAGCAGTTTGGAATAGCCTATTCATTGAGTCGCTAAAGTTCGTTTCCATTTGCGTATTAGCTTCTGTTGTCATAGTTTGGATAGTGTCATACATAGTCTGAATAGCAGTTTCTATACGTGCAGTATCGGCTGACACGTCAACGTCTTTTAACGGACTTTCTACTTTAGTGGTTCCTTGTGAACGACCAACACCAAATGCCACCGTTCCTGAACCTGTACCACTACCCCTAGAACTACCAGTTGATAGCTTTCCACCTTCACCTTCAAAGTTGAAGTTCTCTTTATACTTAGCTTTAACTTCTTCGCCTTTGGCTGATATCCAACTCAATAAGTCGTTGATGTCATCTTCCCATGTACCCCAACTTAATTCAGGGAGTAGGTCATTAAAAGAGAAGTCACCAAAGGACTCTGAAATAGCAGTTTCAATGTCCGTTACAAGCTTTCCAAAGTCACCCGTAAATTCAATATCACCAATCTTGCCAAATAACGTTTCTAAGTTGTCGTCAATATCAGAAATAGACATACCGAGTATTGCTTCACTAACCCCATCAATAGCACCTTCTAGTCCTTCCATGATAGCAGTGTCAATCTTATCTAAAGTTACCCTCAACTCACTATCAGGATTAAAGATTTGGTCAATGATTGACTGTCCAAGTTTACCGTCACCAAAACGTTCGTCTAAGTTAGCTTTCACTTCTGAATAAGCGTTCTTAGCAAAGCCTGCCACATTAGTTGTAAAGGAATACAACGCATTTCCCCAGTCAACACTTGTAACTTTGTCGACGATACTTGTTGCAATATCCCAACCAGTACTGAGTAGACTTGCTCCCCAGTCGATACCGTCCGATAGAACCGAACCTACCTTAGTTCCAACATCAGACCATGATGTAGCTCCAATTGTCTTAAATAGGTTGTCTTTCATACCTGTGACGATATTCTTTGAATTATCTACGATATTATCGAAAGTCTTGCTAAAGGCATCAGAGTAGACTTTCAAGCCACCTTCCCAATCGCCATCTGCAATCTTGTCAAACATATCGCCAAAACTACCATAGAAGCCTAGCATATCTTTACCAATCTTGACGAAACCGTCCGTCATTGGCTTAAAGAACCTAGTTGCTTTCTGAGCTCCAGTCGTCAGAAACTTGCCGATATTATTAGCAACTTTTTGAATGTTAGGTAGTGCCTTATTAAAGCCATTAATCAGACCGTTAACATCAAAGCTATCTACTAAATCAGTGATACCTTCAATGCCTTTAATTTGGAATTCTTGCCATTTCTCATAAACGGGCAATAGCTTATTAGCCAATGTCTCTTTCAGACCGTCCATAGCTTGGTCTGCTGTTTTGTAGGTGGTAGCCATTTTACTGAAGTTTTCATTCGTACCGACTTCAGCGACTGCGTCTGCGAATTGTTTAGATGTGATATGCCCGTCTTGAATTGCGACTACCAACTCATCTAAACTCATGCCCATGTGTTTGGCTACTTCAGACATGGAAGCAGGTGCTTGTTCTAGCATAAGCTTAAAATCTTCCCATCTCATGGTAGGCTTACTTAAAGCTTGAACCATTTGTTGAGATAGTGTTCTCATTGCTTGTTGTGGGTTTTCTGAAGCAGCTGCTAAACCACCCATACCCTTAACAAGTTGCTCTGTCTTGTCATATCCAATAGCAGCCATTTGAGAATAGGTAGAAGCCATATCGGAAGCGGAGTAGATTGTTTTGGTGGCGAAATCTTGTAAGGAAGCCTGAACCTTAGCGATTTCATCTCCACTCTTGCCAATCATAGCCATGTTCCCTTCGAACGTACTCCATGCTTTCATGGACTCGTTCATCTCTCCTGTTAACTCACCAAAGGCACTTGTGATACCGTCAATTGCCATGCTTCCGAGTTTAAATAACCCCAAAGCACCTGCCATATCTTTAATGCCGATTTTAGCTTTACTAACAGCACCACCGATACCACCCAAACTTTGGTTAAGTTGACCGACTTCGCTATCTTCTACATTGACTTTTATTTCAACTCTACCATCACTCATCTACCTCACCGCCTCTCAATTTGTATCTGTTTTGCAGTTCTCGCATGACTTCCTCACGCTTGCGTTTGTCTTTTTCGGGCGACCATGATCTGATTTCGAATATCTGCCCCAAAGGTGTATCGTTTGGCAAGTTATCCAACATGGCTTTAAATTTCGAGTAATGCAATTTGCCTTGTTGCTCGAATAAGTCTATTCCATAAGCCATCATGAAACTAGCAAATAAAGCGTCTCCGTCTTGGTCTATGTCAAATAGCCGATTACCACTCTCAATCATTGCTTGAGGCATAGGCTCGCCTGTAATATCATACAATTGACCGTCATTGGCTCTGCCACCGTATCGTCTAAGTACATCTTCAAACGCTTGTTGAAGTACTTCAGGCTCTATTTCGTGGAAGCCTAAAGCCATGAACTCTTGATGAAACATATCAATCTCGGTTGAGTCAGGATACTTACTTCTCAGGTCTAATTCCCCAAACATAAAGACAAAAGCCATGATAGTTTTGAAATACGAGTCAATTTTCTTGGACTTTAAAACAGCTTGGGCTTTAAGCAAGTTGTCAAAACTAGCGTTGATGTTGTATCTTTTACCACCAATCGCAATAAAATCTTTAAGTGGTTTATAAACTTGCATTACACCACCCCTAAATAAACTCGCTTAGTTCGTCATTGACCTGCTTTAGCTTTCGTTCTTCTAATTCTTCAGTGATGCCTTCACAAATTGCTAAAAAGTATTGGAATACCATTTTAACGACAGGTGTTATTGCAAACATTTTGTCAAACGAACCTTCGCCCAATAGTCCGTCCACCATAGTCTTGATACCGTCTTTCAAACCTTCATAGTCTTTGACTTCTTTATCTGCTAATTCTTCTTTAATTTTGATTAATTCCATTGCCTTTTCGTCCGACAATTCAAACTTCAACTCAAGGATAGTTTCGCCTGTTTTGTCGTCTACGAAAGGGATATCAATATAATTTTTCTGAACTTTAATAGGTTTCATCCTTCAAACTCCTTTTTTGATTAAAAAATAAGGGAGCGTATAGCTCCCGTTGATTATTCTTGCGTTTCAGCTGTTCCCCCGTTAGTTGCAGGGTGCTTAAACACATAAGCTGTTTCTCCGTCTAAATTCGTAACCTTCGGTTTCTCTTTACGAGTTAAAGTCGTTTTAAACTCACCAAAAGCACTCGCTTCACCACCACCTGTTACAATACCACTTGCATTAGCTAAGCCTGTTTCGATACGGTCTTCACGTTCGATTTTCCATAATACTTCACGATTGTTCGTGTCATATTTGATATGATCTAAATATCGCATAGCATTATCATCAGCACCATAAGTCCCTTCGAATGTCATTGCGATAATATAATCTGTGATTTCTTCTGATGATGTTCCGTCACCGTCATACCATGCAACCCCGTCTTCCTTCACGTCTTCAGACGAGTCTGTTACGGTGGGAATGTATTTCCCTAAACGCATCCAAAAGTCAGGATGTGCTGGGTCTGCAATGTAATGTTTCATCAACAGTGCGTTTTTAATTCGTTGGTCTTTAATTGCCATTTAACATAACTCCTTTTTATTTAAATTTGCCGATTGTCGTTGTAAAAATAGAAGCATAGATATACACCAGGCCACTTTGTTCAACTAAATTAGGTTGAGTGGTGGTCTGTATATCCATGCTTTCTAAAGTGTCTTTAATCTTATCTAAAGCCATAATGACTTGCATTTGGTTAGTTGATTTCGCTTGAATTTGGAAGCTAAAAGGCTCAGTCCTATCACCGTCCATATAGTAGTTGGAATACCCTGAAGGACTGATGATTAATGAGATAGCTTCGTTCGTTTGCTCCATTGTGCCGATTTTGCACTTCGCATATAAGCCAAGTGAATTAATCTTTGTCACAATCATTTCAATCGCTTCAATCATGTGTATTCCTCCGCTACTATTTTCTTCCACTCATTTAGATATTGACTTTTCGCTCTTTCATACCACAATCCCCCTGCATTTGGATTAACGTCCTTGCTAAAGTTATATTGTGGATTGTAATAAAGTCTGCGAGCGTATGGAGTTGCCCACACTAACCTGCCATTTGGTAGGTCTGAGTGAGTTAATGAACTCCCCTCTAACACTCCCATTTGCTTAGGGATATATTTGTTACTATCTTCCAATACACGAGTCGCCAATTTTAACGTGGAGTTTTGCACTCCGTTTTGAAGTCGTTTCGTGATTTGGTCTGTGTATACCTTAACGTCTAACCCAATCATATTAGCACCACCTCAACATGATGAAGTCGTTCTTTGTCGTAATATTCATTGACAGTTTGAACGACTAGTTCTCGCCCATTGAATATGACTTTACTTTCAGGAACGAACTTGCAAGGTGTCGAGTGTACGCTGTCATGAAATAGCAATGTATTCCCTATGATTTGACGGTTATTCATTCCGAACACGACCGTTTCTTTAGGTTCTAATCTCACACGCTCTATCGTGACAGGTTCCTTGTAAGTCACTCCCCACACATCATCATTAGAATACTCGCTATATTCAATGGTGTGAGTTAATAAGTTTCTTCTGATTGGTTTTACCATAGGACACGCACTCCTCTGTAAAACAAACCTGCGGACGTTAATAACTCAATCGTCATCAACGAGTATCTTCGTGTAAAATCTTCTTGTCTACCGTCAGATTGTCGCTTGTAGTTGCTTTCTGAATACGACCCAATGTTAAATGAGTCTGCTTCTGCGTTAACGATAGTAGATGATAGTTCCCCATTTGTCGCTAGAAATTCAACTTGTGAACAGATTGCATCTAAATACAGTTTTTGTTGAAACTCACTTAACGTATCAGGGTCAATGTAATTAGATAGCACCTTAATGTCACGCTCAGCACGTTTTAATAGGCTTTCTAGCGTTTCTAAAGCAATATCAATACCTTTATATTCATTGATGTAATAATCGCTTGTAATCAAGGCTATTCACCGCCTTTACTTTGTTTTACCCTTTCATAACTAAATTCTGAATATGCCTTTAATTCCTCATTCGTCATCGCTTGCTTGCGAATATCAGACACTATCCTATCGGCACGAGAAAAGGTCATATCAATGACCTCTTCTGCCGAATAAACTTTGTCATCTTTTAAGGATTTAAAAGGCAAGTTAAACTTGACTAATCCCATATTTACTCCTGAGTTTCAGGCGCTGTTTCTGTTAAGGTAGCTTTTAAGATAGCTTTCTTGTTCTTTTCAGGTACGTATTTACCTAACTTACCAGCACCTTGTAACGCCACCCCTGCGAAGTCTTCAGACTCAATCACACGAGTAACAGGAATACCGATACCAGCCACACCCACATTGTCTGCTACAAACACGATATTTTCGCCCGTTTGGAACTTGTCATCTTCGATTTCAACTAACACAAACCCTTTGTATTTCGTTAACTCTCCATTGTCAATGTCAGTTGATGCACGTTTAGCGGTAGTTGTTAACGCATTATCAACTAATAATTGGTAAACTTCTGAAGTCACATAAGCCACCCATGCAACGTTGCGAGTAACACGGTTGTTGACGAATGTAGAACGTGCTTCGTTAAACACTTTTTGAATGCCGGCAATCGTTAACTTACCAGTTAACGTTTCTGAAGCTGACTCAGATAACACTTTAGACATTTCTGTGTCGTAACGCTCTGCCCATGCAATCGCATGTAAAGCCAAACGCTCAGCGACTACTTGGTCAGGAATGTCATTTACGGTGTAACCATCAATACCTTCATGAATTGATAATGGTGTGTCGAACGGAACTTGTAAATCAACTGACTTAACTTCTTTACGAGGACCAAAACGATTTGAATTGCCAGTACCAGTACCGAATGCAACATTTGGATCAGTTGAGTATTCTTGAATAACAACATCAGTATCCGATACTTTTAATTTTAAAAAGTTCTCGTCTGCTTCTTTACCTACTAAAGTCTGAATGTTCCCACCGAATGAACGTAAGAAACGTGATTGTTTCGTGAATAAATCAGGTAATTGTCCTGCGTATGCTTGCGTGTATAATTTAATTGCCATGTTTTAATAACTCCTTTTATTTAAATTTTTTGAATGCTTTTGTAAATGCGTCTACTTCGCCACCGTCTGTCTTAGGATTGACAGGGTTAACGAACGTTGGTTTCTTTTCAGGTGCTTGTTCCGATGTTCCAGTAAACATTGGAAACTTCTCAATCACTTGTTTCATAGCTTCTGTTAAGGTAACTTCATCAGTCACTTTTAGGTTTGCTAGTTGGATAACTTCTTCGATTGAGTCATCTTTAACACCTAACTTCATAGCTTCCACTTGTGCTTTTAGATTATCGTAATCGGTCTGCAACTGTGTTTTCTCATCAATCAGAGCCTTGACTTGCTCATCTTTCTTCTCAGTTTCCGTTTTCTGTGAGTCTTTAAACTCTTGGAACTCTGCTAAAGCCTGTTGCAAGTCTTCCTTAGAGGTAACCCCTAATGATTTTAATAAGTCATTCTCAGCACGATTAGCACGTTCTGCCATCTTCGAATTAAACTCATCTTGTGTGAAGGTCACTTTCGCTACTTCTTCAACTGTTTCAGCACCTTCCGATTGAGTGCTAGCTTCTTCAACTTCGGGTTCTGCGAACATTTGTAAGTTTAATTTCAACATTTCTTTTTTCATTTTCTCTACTCCTTTTTTAACGACTTTGTTGTCGGTTTCCTTGCCCCTTTTAACGTCATAAGCATGTTTAGGACGGTTTTCTGACTTTTGTCTGCTATTTTGGGGTTAAAAACTACAAAAACAAGCATTTTTGTGCATAAAAAAAGCACTTTAACGTAAGTGCTAGACGAGATATGTGGATAACCTCCTTTCAGTTTTCAGACGGTTTCAAGGTGCTATCCCCCTTTCTAAAATAAATAAGCCTTTTTAAGTCATACTCAGGACTATTATTTCTCTGTTGCCATTCTTAAAATTGAAGCAAATTTAAAAGTAGCTTCTTTGTGTTTACCAGTTGAAGAGCTAACGTAATTGAACGATATTTCTTCTCCATCAATAAATAAATTAGTTACTTGTTCAAATTTAAGTGTGTTCCCGTTGTGTAAGTATAATACCAATTCCATTTTTTCACCCCTTTTCACTCACTAGCATTAAGCCATCCACTCATCAACCTTTTCTTGATTAGGTGTCTGTGTGGGTTCGCTAAATATAATGTCAATCGTGATACCTTCATAACCATTGGTCGCTGTACCTTGATTAGTCACAACTCTAACCACATCATCAGGATTGATACTTTCAATCAGACTCTTAGCTATGTTTAACATTTGTTCGCTGGACTTACTCAACTTACCACCCTTTCTCTACTATATTGTCGTGTTCTACCTGTTTGTCGGATAAACTCACGCATTCTAGCTTGTCTAGCCTTGATTAACCTATCGGCTTTCGTGATTTCTTCATCATCTACCCCTAAGGCTTCAAGTGCAACCTTACGTTTCTTAGCGTTTCTTATTTGTCTTTCTAAGTATCGTTGTTTTTGCGATTGTTCATAGTTCTTCTGTACCTCATCAATCGGTAGTGGTTCAGGATATTTCGCACTCACACCTTCAAAGTAAGGATATAGTAAGTGTCGGCAATTAATGCCTGTCACAAGTCCTGTTCTCGTATCGCCATAGCTTGTTTCGCTTAGTGGTGGGTATTTCTTACTTTTGCCACTTCGTGAGTATATCTTACCTTGATATGGAGCGTGTTCAGGTCTACTGTCTGCATGGTCTGATACTCTCACTAAATCAATGTCGTACTCATCAAGTAGGTTATTAGTCACTCGATTAGTCACATTCTTATTAGTCGTTCGTATCGTCATGTTAACGTAAGCCTCGTTACTCCACACACGACCGCCTTTATCAGTCCATGTTGGAATGCCTTGCTCTGCCATGCGTTTAATTGACCTAACCACAGAAGATTGAATGGACTCCCTACCTGAAGATACATTCATGACCGCTTCAGTTAAAATATCTCGGTAGGATTGTTCTGCCCCTTGAATGATAGAACTGTTTAGCATATTTGATACTTCGATAGCTTGTTGTTCTAATGCACTGGTTAGCGTATATAACGCTCCATAACTCGATAAAGTGGTAGGAATATAATTACCTTCATATTGCTTTAAATGACCTGTGAGACGCTTATATTCGTCCTGTGCGACTTCTTCTAACATGACCTTTACCGCTTCAACAGATTTGCCTGAATATTTAGCGATAATCTCGTATTGGTCTTGTCTTAATCGACCTAGTAAGTTTATTTGTTTCATTTTCCAATGCAATATACCGTCATCAGTATACATGCCCTGCGACAATCTCTTAGCAATGACTTCTAGTATTTCCATTTCTATTTGTTGATAGATTTGCTCAACGAATAGGCTTGATTGGATTGCCATCTACATCACTCCATATCATTAGGAGCTATATTAAACATGTCTACTTCATGCGATTGAATTAATTGCATAGACATGGCTTTTTCTTTTTGTCGTTCTGCTAACCATTTTCTTGCTGTATCTTCGTTGACGTTCGCTACACGCTGAATAGCTTCAACCAGTGGTATCATATCCATGTTAACCATAGTTGAGTAGTATTCTAGGTTTTTATCTCTGTCTTGTGCGATTGAGTCATCAAAGTTAATCGATACATCAACTTCTGTCATTGGTATCAATTCATACAGAGAAGCTACGTCAATGATCGTGGTGATTAATTCTTTAATGCCTTCAGCTACTAACTGTTCATGCGAGTTCTTCGTCTTGTAAGTCTTAGAGTTCTCCGACACAACTTCTGTTGCTGTTTTAACGGTTTTACCGTCAAACGTGAACGTCCCTGCACTCAAACCAGTCTGCATTGATAAGATTTCCAATTGAGTGTTAATCGCTTGAACTATCTCGTCAACTCGCAAGCTAACCGTTAAGTCCTTAATACCGTCCCCTTCACCTGCAATACCAATAAATACCGTTTCATCAGTATCAAATGCTTGTGTCATACCAATTACCTGTCGCATGTCGTTGTATTTAGGCAGCGACTTCAGCATGCTAGGCTCTACTGCTATTCTTCGCACTCCCAATTTGAATTCGTTCATTAGGAAGTCGTATAGGTAGTCTAAAGAATAGAGTGTGTCATAAGCATTCTCGTAAATTGAGATACCCAAGGGACTATTAATATCCTTGTTGTTAGCTGTATTCGGTTTAATATACACGAACAGTGGTCGTTTCAAGTTATCAATCGGTGTCACTTCTTGTAAGTTCTCGTAAATTGTGCTTAACGGAACTTTAACCCCTAACTTTCCTTTATCTGTACTTTCGTACAGTTCATTACGAACCACATAGGTGTCAACTTCCCATGTATTCCACTCCAACAACGTATAATACTTACCGTTTTGTTGTTCTTCTGTCACGAACACCGCTTCATCAATCGTTTCTGAGTCGTTTCCTAGTGGGAAGAAGCTATCAGCACTCGCCCATGCTAGTTTAATCTTACCGTCATGGTGGTATACTTTAATTGCCATGCCCGATAATGCCATGCAGTACTCGTAATAGCGTTGGAAGTTCTTATAGAACCCATTATCTTTCAAAACGTTTTGGATAAACTCCGCTACTTCGTCATTATCTCCTTCATAACCACGAGTGTTAACATCAACTTGCACACGTTCATTAAAGATTAAGCTTGCCATTTCGTGTGCGACTACTTTCCCCATGCCTAAACGAACCATGTCACGTGTTTTAGTATCACCAACCGAGTTTAAATAGTCGATATGGTGCCATGCCTTGTGATAGCCGTTGTAAATGTCCTTATTCTTTCTAATTCTGTTATAAGCTTGTTCATTAACCATAAGTTCCTTATGTTCAATCAACGAGTTTATTTCCTTAATCAGTCCTATCCTAACCAACCCCCTTCTAATAACAGTCATTACTTTTTCAAACACTATCTCACCCCTTTACCTACTGCTAATCCTAAGTGACTTAAGTTATCCAAAACGAAATATTGGAACGAGTCACACGTATGGTCATCTACCTTAACGACACTAGGATTGTCAGGGTTAGTTTCAATACTCTTACTATCCCATCTGTACTGTTGATGTTCGCTAATGAATATCTTGTTGCCTTCTGTTTTCAGCACAAAAAAACGACCTTGTGCCAATAAATCTTGCACATAGTCGACCATGTCTACTTTCTTCTTTTTCGCTACGGGGTGCAAATGTTCCCCGTACATATCATAATACTGATTTCGAATAGCACCTTCTGCACTATCAATTGTCTTATTCATGACAGGCTTTTGATACTTCGCAATCATTTCATCTTCAAACCCCCTAATTGCTTGACAATGCTCGACAGGAGTTCGTTTCTTGACCTTGCCGACAGGACTGTAATAGCTTGTGTCGAGTAGGAACACATTCCCACTGGTGCTTAATCCATAGCAAGTTGAAGTGGTGGCTGATACTTGATGACCCGTATCGGTTGAGAAGTATAGTCCGATTAAATACTCATTGTCAGGCAATTCTTCTATTTCGTGAATTAGATCCATGTTGTATACATTGTCGCCTAACCCAACTGCTTCCCCTAGATAGAGGTAACGATAGTAGTCGTAATCATTTCGTTTGATACGATTGATTTCATTCAGCATTTGTTCGTTAACAAACCCTAACTCGTCATCTAAATAGGTACTTTCATGAATTAAATAATCTTCAGAACCCCTTAAACCGTCCACCCACTCATTTATCCAATGATACGGGTTTCTTGGTGGGTTATAACTCCAAAACACCGTCACGTTTCTTCTGGTCTTCTTTCGTTGACGTAAGAATGTGGCGTTCGTTTGGTCGAATTCTTCTGAATTCTTAAAATCAGCACTTTCTTCGTACCACAAAGCAATGACATCATCTACGATATTCGATTTCAGTTTGTTAAAGTCGTCGTGTCCGTAAAAATAAAATGTTGAACCCGTCCCTTTATGTTTAATAGTAAAAGGGGATACAGTTAACTTAAAATCATGTGCTACACCGAATTTGTTTAATGCCCATATAATCTGAGCGTACACACTATCTCGGATATTATTCGCTGTCTTTCTAATACAAACAACATTCGCTTTTTCACCTTTAGAAATGTAATACAACATCATACGGACTAATAGCATGCTAATGACTGATGATTTAAACGACCCACGACCACCCTTTAAAATATTAAAAGGCTTGCGTGTTGCCCACACGTCATAAAAGCTCGGATTGACTTCAAGTCTGACTTTAAATCTGTATTCATTATCTGTCATCTTCATCAAACCTCGCTATGTCATCTTCAATCACCAATCGCATTGAAGCTAAGGCTTTGTTTTCTTCCACTTCTGCCAATGCTCTATCTGCTTCGGCTTCCAGTTTCTTAATTTCTGCTTCAATCTGTCGTTTAGTTAATTCGTTGTAATTGCGATACTTGTCTGGTTTGTAGTTTTTCAGTAAGAACATCAACGCTGAACTATCAGGTGGACTATACCTCTTATGCTTAGATACCTTTTGCTTCTTATTACCGTTATCGTCTACCCACGCTTCAGTCGTTACTTCTTCGTATTCAAACCCTTTTGCTTTCTTTATCAACGCATTTTCAAGTTCTCGTACAACTGGTTCACGACCTTTTTTTATAGCGTCAAATATGTCAACGTGCTTTTTACACCAATTATCAAGCGTTTGTCTGGAAACTCCTATGTTTTTCGCTATCTGCTCATTAGTCAGTCCATCACTCGCCCATGACTCTATACGAGTGAGGTTGTCTTTTTCGAGCCACTCCTCGTATTTCGAACGAGCCATTTATACATCCTCCTTTATATCAAACCCCATTCGGCTAACTTCTCGAAGCCACCAAGAGAGTCGATATAGTTTCGAGCAACCTTTACTATTTCACTGTAAGGTTTGCCATCAACCGTTTCATCCCCAATCGCACAACACAACTCGACATCTCTTCCTGTTTCCTGTGCTTTTAAGTGAGCATATATATTGACTGCTACATCTGCCTTCGATAAGTCTTTCCCGTGCAACCCACCACCTGTTACAGCTCTGCCCATATCACTTCCAAGTTTACGATTAGTTGCTCCTGTGTCCACGTCTGTTCCACCAGTCCAATACCCCAAAGGATTGAATACTAAATTATACTTATCGTCTACATTTAATTTCTCAACGTTGCTTTGACAAGCAATGATGGTGTTGCCGTTAATAATGTATTTGCCATCAAAAGGATATCTCTCGTAAGTAGTTCTCACAAATTTAGACAGGTTGCGTTCTTCTTGTGACACCTTAACCCCCTTAAATATACCGTTATCTCCACAACGAACCTTGTCCTGTTGGTTAGCATTTAAAGCTTCGTCTTGTGGTACATTCAACAGGTCTAGATAAACATCCCCACCTATTCTTTTTACAATCGCCATAATATCTTCGTATGTTATGCGAACATCGCTTTCTATTACCACATGACAAACACCATGCCCAATAAGCACTTCCACAGCAATTTTAGGGTTATCGCTTATTTTATAAGCACAATCCACAATTGCACCAGCGATTCTATCTGCCACTTTGTCTGGGTGACTCGGGTTTACTTTTTCAAACATTTTACTCCTCCTCATTATTAACCTTAACTGCTTTCAATCCTGTAAACTGTTCCCAACGGTTAATTATTACGTCAACATAACGCGGGTCTAATTCCATAAGCAGTGCATTTCTTCCATTTTGCTCACAAGCCATTAACGTTGTGCCACTACCACCAAACGAATCTAGCACAACATCTCCACCTTTGGTGTTGTTCTTGATTTGGTAATCGAACAAGGCAATAGGCTTCATCGTCGGGTGTTCTGCATTGCGTTGTGGTCTATCGAAATTAAGAATCGTTGTTTGTTTTCTATCTGATGCCCACAAGTGACCAGCTCCATCTTTCCATCCGTAAAGACATGGTTCGTGCTTCCAATGATAATCTTGTCTACCCATAACCATACTGTTTTTATTCCAAATTAAACACTGCCGCACTTTCCACCCTATATCAAAACAAGCACCTCTAAAGTTATACCCTTCAGAATCTGCATGCCAAATATAAAATACAGCTCCTGGTTTTAAAAAGTTATTAGCAGTATCAAACGCTCGTCTAAGAAACTCTCTAAAATCATCATTTTCCATTTGGTCATTTGCGATAGTTAAAGCATCGGCCGTCTTGCCTTCATAAGCAACATTATAAGGCGGGTCTGTCAAATACATATCCACTAAGTTGCTCCCAACTAACTTCTTCATATCTTCAATATTGGTACTATCGCCACACATCAATCTGTGTCTTCCCAATTGGTAAACGTCGCCGATTTTAGAAATTGGCTGTTCAGGTTCTTCAATTTCAAAATCATCTTCAACAACTTCGTCACCGTCGGCATCGAAGTCAAACTCGTCCATATCAAACCCGAATTGCTCCATATTAAAATCTAGCAATCCCAACTCTGCTTCCAACAGTTCAAAATCCCACTCGGCTAACTCGCTTACCTTGTTGTCAGCCAATCTAAAGGCTTTAATTTGCTCATCAGTCAAATCATCTGCCACGATACAAGGAACTTCTTCATATCCAAGTTTGATTGAAGCCTTTAATCTAGTATGCCCAGTTACGATTTCGTTAAATCTGTCAATTACAATCGGCACTTTAAAGCCAAAATTCTTAATGGAACTCGCTACGGTATCGACAGCATGGTCGTTATGTCGTGGGTTGTTTACATAAGGTATTAACTCATCTACCTTCATCATTACAATTTCCATTCATCTTCACCCCTTTTCTTTACAAAATAAAAAGCACTCCAATAAAGGAATGCTCCATTTTATGATAATGGCTTGGGACGGAATCGAACCGCCGACACCTAGAGCTTCAATCTAGTGCTTCTACCAACTGAGCTACCAAGCCTTTAAAAAGCCACCCATCAGTTCGTGACTGCCTTAAAGGTGGGCGACCATTGTTCTCTTTCGGCTTCTACTTTTCAACGGGCGAGCCACTTCCGTATACTATCGTGGATTTACCATATAGTCGCCTTGCCACAACTATATGCGCCACGTTCTCTATAAGCGACCACGCAAGACAGGTCTAGTATATAGAGCTTATAACCTTACTCCCATTCGGGAACACTATGATAAACATCAGTGAATTCTCGGTTATATGCAATCGGCAACTACGACATTGCTTAACCTCAATAGGCGATTGCTGTATATACCACTCTTTCGAGTGCCTAGTCGGATGCCTCCATTCGCATATGGACTAGGATTTTAAAGGAAATAATTGAATCTCACGCGTACCTGAATTGGTACACTAATACTGTAACACGTTGAAGTCAATAGTTCGATACCTTTTGTGTTCAAACATTTTTAGTACAAACATTTATATTACATTAATCATTTGTTTTTGCTTTGATGCTTACAATCTCATCTTGATAAGCAGATATGAAACTAATAAATTTTCGGATGTTAGCATGTTTGTATCTAATATATCCCGGTGTATAGCCGAGTTCCTCTGCAATCTGTTCTAGGGTTAGACCGTCGATATATTTAAGCTTAACTATGTGTTGTTCAGTACCACTTAACGCTTCAATGATCTTATTAAGTTCATCCATTTGCTTGTGCTTAATAGCTAGGTCTGCTTCGTATTCCTTAATGATTGGTTCCAATTTACTCGCTATCGATTCATTGGTTAACCTCACGTTCATCAAGTCACCTTCAACCCAACGAGTAAGCTCCAACTTAGACTTAGATAGCTTCCACTCTAAAAGTGCTATCTCATGCTCAAGTTGTTTATATTCTTTCAACCATTCAAATTTAATGATAACCACCACCTTTAACGTTTCCCAAAGAAACTATTTAATTCTGTCAATTTCACTTATTAACCCCCATATTCTATAAACAGCTTCTATAAATGTTGTTACGATTCCCAAGATGTAAGATTTTAAATCAAGGCTACCTCTCAACAGCATAATAAGGGCGGCTGCCCATAATGCATTAATTAAAATTTTGGTTAGCATTTTGGCTAGAATTTTCATCTACTTAACCTCCAAACTAAAACCATGAGAAGATTTAAACGCACTTAGTATATCGTCCATTGTTTCAGCTGACTTAATAAGCTGTTTAACTCGTAATTTAGTTTTATTTTCACGAATAGAACCATCTACGTTACCGAAATGTTTTAGAAGTTTAACTTTAAATGCTTCGAATGTATTACACTTGATTTCGCAATTTAAATATTCACCGTAAGCACCATATAATTTGATTTTATACAACATCTACTCCACCTCTTTTATAAACACACCATCAACTAACTTCCCTTTTCTATCCTTAATCTCGTCATAAGCTCCATGCACGCACTCATTAAAATCAATGTCCATTGTTTCGCATAATGACACTAAAGTAACGACGATATCGCCTATCGAATCTTTGATTAATTCCATATTGGCTCTAGCTAAAGCTGCTGCTAACTCTCCTACTTCTTCCACCACTTTTAAATACTGATCTCGTGGATTCGCTGTGTGAATGTTTCGATTGCGCACCCATATTCTTATTGATTTGATAATATCCATTTTTATTAATTCCCCCTACATCGTATATTCATCATCATCTTCAAGTAGCAACCACACGATTGCGATTGCTACCATACCTACCCACGCTATTAAACGCATAACTTCTTCAACTCATCAGGTCTAAACCCAAACCAGTGAGTATTCTCGTTAACAAACACCACAGGCATAGTGTTGTAGCCTAGCGCTTTCATTTCTGCTAATGCTTGCTCATCTTTCGTTACGTCAATAAATTCTGCTTCGATGTCGTTGTCGATTATAAAATTCTTTGTAAAATTACATTGCATGCAATTTGGTTTTGAATATACTTTAATAGTTTGTTCCATTTAATCTTCCTCCAACTGCTCGGTGTTATATTTTTCTTTTAGCTTCTTTTCTTGTTCCTTGGTGTATTCTTTCTCAACTTCAATCTCGATAGCTTTCGCACAACGTTTTATTACTTCGTTTGATACATTTCTGAGCGTTTCTACGTATTCTTCGAGTGTAGCCAAGGTATTTATATCAACCAGTCTATCATTCGCTAGAATGTGGTTTAAAGCGTTATGTACGCCACCGAAATATCCTAGTCGTTGCCACTTGTAGCTAACCGTTTTTGTTTTAGGATTTAAAACTTTCGCATATTGTTCTAATACCAAATTCTTGTCATCAAGTCTTGTTATTCTTAAATTGTCAGTGATTAACATTATTTCACGCTCCTATTCAGTAATGCCAAAATAGTATTTCTTAATACGGTCTGCACCTACTGTGTCAATCGCTTTTTGTGCGATTTCTTTGCTAGCAAAGTGAATATTGCCACATTGAACAGTATGATATCTGAATACGATTATCGCATTAAAGTCTACGTCATAATTAATTACCCAATTTTCCTCATCTCTATCGAACGGTCTTGCAAATTTACGTAACTCCGCTTCGACTTTTAACTGCCCTACCCGAAACTCGGCTTCTTGTTCTGTTTTAAATACGTTGCCAATTAAATATCTTCGTCTATGTATACCAAAGTGAGCCCATTCAGTTTCATGAATATATCCATCATTAGCTACATACCAGTAGCGATCACCAACTTTAGGTACCCATCTCTCATTCTCTTTCTCTGCTTTCAACTTCTCAATTTCATCGCCAAGTTCTTTATATTTCTTTTCCAATTCTTCTAATGTACTCATCCTTCATTCACCCCATAATCACTCATCATAAAACTCATCCTCCAATTTCACTAATTTAGTAATAACATCATTCAATACCTTAGCATGCGTCTCATCAAACTCTTTTCGGTGGTACTCCCGACCACACAACTCATCTAAACTTACATTCAGTACATCTGCTAACTTACAAGCTGTTTCGATGCTACATGATTCCCTAGTTTCAATGGCTGAAATAGCCACTTGACTAATACCGATTATTTCACCCAACTGCCACTGAAACAATCCTTGTCGTTCTCTTATATTACGTAAATTCTTCACTCCCTCACCGCCTTAATTTCGTATTCTCGTCCTAGATTATTTAAAATATACCGATTGCACTCTCCACGTGATTTACTCTCAAATACAACTTCTGTGCCAACGCATACCACATAAGAGGTGATTGGTGGTTTGTCTGCTTTTATTTCGATATGCAAGTAATCCTTGTGTTTTGGTGCGTGCGGTTTGACGTATGCTTTTAAATAGTGTGGTTTCATATAGATTCCTCCACGATTGTTATGCTTTCCTTCTTTATTCGCTTAATTTCCATTGGCTTGTTTAAAATCCGATCATTATACTTTCTTATCTGTTTTTGCCCGCCACCATAATTAGTGGTAGGGCTAGGATATTCTTTCTGCAGATACTGATGTGTCAATCCTTCTGTTTCAAAATAACCATATATCGTTCCAAAATAATCCACCAAAACATATTCGTAATGGTCTTTAATAATAGCTATCATCTCTACATCGATTAGAATGGTAAATTATCATGTATGCCAACAGGTTGTGCTTCCAAGTCACCAAATGGATTGTCAAATCTTTGTTGAGTGTTTGCTTGTTGTCTGCTTTCGATAAAGTAAAAGTTTTCAATAACAATATCGGTTGTGTATACTCTTTGACCTTGTTTATTGTCATAGCTACCAGTTTGAATGCGTCCGTCTACTGCTATCTTTGAGCCTTTATTAAAATACTGGCTAATCATCTCAGCTGTCTTCCCGAAAGCCACACAATTAATAAAGTCTGATTCATACTCGTTTTGTTGGTTCTTAAAATTTCGTCTAACCGCTAATCTTAATCTAGCTACCCCTGTTCCACTTGCTGATTGTTTAAACTCAACGTCACTCACTAAATTTCCGATTAATTGTGTTCTATTCATACTTACTTCCCCCTAAAATTCTTCTAATTTAAATCCTGCTTTGCTATTTTTGACTAGGTACAACTTTCCATATAATTTTGTAAACATCTTTGCTTTAATCTTAAATACGTCTGTCATCATGCCCTTAACATCAATGACCTGAGTGCTACCGTCATTGTGTAGCACTTCAAAGTCTGCTATGTAAGTAATTGATCGATAAGTCTTCCCGTCCCGTTTGAACGGTTCTTGAAGCGTATATCGTGGCTGTAAGCTAAAATCTTTAATCTTACCTGTTGCCTTTTTATGTTTCAAAAAAGTGTAATATTCCGCTTCTAGCTTGCTATCAAACTTATGACCGTCAATTTCCACTTTCCGATTATTATATTTAGGTTGCTTAATCTGTTTTTTAGTCACTCTTCGCTTCAAACTCTGCTTAGAATACAACTGCTTCACTCCACTCATAACTACCTGCGTATAATCTATCTAGGTAATATTTCAATCTTCTATATCGCCAATCTGCAACCTGTTCTATCGTGGATAATTCGATATATTCATCTTCTAGTAGTTGCACTATCAACAATCTACCCAATGCCACCCAATCATTTTTTGCTCCGATATGTAAATTCAATCCTAAATCTTCAATATCTCGTTTAAACATTTCAAATGTTGTCATGCTTGTGCCACCTTTCTTAAATTCTTACCACTCATCTGAATTTCAGCAGCCAGTGTATCAATCCTTGTCATCAGTCGTTCGGCGGTCATCTTATCGCCTATCGCATTCATGACGTGCATTTGATACTCCTGCTTTGTTAAGTTACTTGTAAACCATGTTTTAAGTTTATTATTCATACGTGCGTTTAAAATCTCATAAATAACGCTTTGAACCGTCCATTTCGTTAATAATTCAGTTCCCATATCATCTAACATTAGGATTTCCGCTTTCTTGTACTCGTCCATTTTCTTGCTAAATTTCTTACTGTCTGCCTTAACGGTATTTAGCATTTCATTAACTAAGGTTGAAGCACTAATGTAGATGACTTCAGCATTACGTTTAACTAATTCATTCGCCATACCACCTAAGAAATAACTCTTTCCGATACCTTTATCACCACACAGCCACGCACCAGTCTGCTCGCTTGCGAAACTAAATTCTTTGAGGTATTTAGCACCGAACTCTAATGCTTCTCGCTGTCCTAGATCGGGACTGATATTATGAACAGAAGCACCACTAAAGGTTTGTGTGTTCTCGTCCGTTATCAATCGTTTAAATTTCCCACTGATTAACCTTCTTTGCTCGTCTGCACTTAACGGATATTCTGTATAATAAAGGGCATTATTCATAACATATAATTCAGGTCTAGTTTTATTCGCTTTTAAGGTACGGTAGAATTGGTTAAGTGTGCTGATGTTGGCTTTCATGAAGCCATCTGATAGCCCATACTGTTCTTTAAATTGATTAATCTCATCAACTTCTGTTAGTAGGAACTGTTTATATTCTTCTGCCTTACTTCGTCTTTCAGGACTTATTTCAAACGTTAAGCTTGATAAATTCATTACTCCCATCTAAATTCCTCTTTCCATTTCTCAAAATCAGCAATTTCTTCTTTCGTGTACTCTTTCTCTTGCTTATCATTAGTAAATGTATAGTTAATAGGTTGTTTAGCCTTGCATTGTTGATACAACTTACTAAAGTGTTTTCTTAGCTTATTTGGACTCAGGATATTAGTTTGCCAAAATGTATCTTGTTGCGACCAATCTAGCACTCGTTCCACTTCTTCAACACTACGCTTATCTAATTCAACCAGCTTTCGCATATCGTCTGCCCATGTTTGCATGTTGCGGTCTTTATATTTAGGGTCACGTTGTTGGATATGACCTAACAACCGTTGTGCTAATTTCATGTAAGGGGAGTCGTCTGCATATCGCTTTAGCGATTGAGGACTATCTTTTGACGATTCGTTTACCGATTCGTTACACGTATCAGTATTAGCATTAGCATTAGCATTAGCATTAGTATTAATAATGATGTTTCTTTTTTTAAGTTCTTCTTCAAATCTGTTTTTTATGGTAGTGTCAATTTCTCTATTTGAAATAGTCCACCATTCTGCCATATCTGTATATGTTTCTTGTATTAACTTGCCTGATTTAACCGATTTAAGTTCTCGATCAATCATATCTTCAACAGGTTTACCACCTTTTGAGATTGTAAATTTGAGTGAATTTTTTACCGCTATTTCCTTGTGTTCATCATCATAAACAACTTTTTCATAACTCTTTTCAAATCTTTCAAGTAAGAAACTTACTGTATCAACAGAATATCCTAAGTCAAAAGCTACTTGTTTCTTTACAAAAGGATATATTCCAATTGATGTTGTCTTTGGGTTAGTCATTAGATACAACATGAAATATTTATCTTCAGGTGTATATTTTTCTACGACTAAAGCATCATCCCAAAAGTTTGTATCAATAATTCTTTTAACCATTTAAACCACCCCTAATTCACGTAATTGTTTCTGTTGTAATTTAATTCCGATCAATTTCCGTTCTCTCATAAAAGTTTCAATACCCAACTGATGTTGTTCGTTGTGATGTTCCCTGCATAGACACATAAAATGGTGTTTAGTGTGGTCTATTTGCTTTCTATCTCGCCCCATACCAACTGTTTCAACGTGTGCTATGTCGCCCTTTCGACCACACACAAAGCACTTGCGTTTCATCAACACTGCGAAAAACTGTCGCTCTGTGAAGTAGTCTGCATAGTTGTTATTTAGTGGAATATCGTTCGACAAACAATAATCAATCACTAATTGAAGTAACTTCGTTACATCATCACGCTTCATTTTATTTCTTGCTAAACTAGGCTCTTTCTTGGTGTCGTAAGTCATCATATACAGGTATTTCATCTTTAAGATAATCTTCCAGTTATCTTCGCCCGTATAGTCTGATATATCTTTAATTAAGGCAAACCAATGTTTTCTTTGTTCATCAGTCGTTGTATCTTTTATCAAAGGCTCTAGGTAGACGAAATATCGTCCACCATGAGCATTTTCTTCTAATACCGCTTCATCAACTGCATCAATCAATCGGATAGTTGCAAATTTCCCTTTGAGATTGACAATCTCTGCTCTAATCTCTTGCATTTAGCACCTACTTAGCTTCTGCTAATGCTCTGCGTTCATTTCTCTTAGAAGCGATTGCTTGTCTTAGTGAAGCAATGATTTGACCTTTATTAGCCTTGTTCAAATCTTCAACTTTAAATTGGTCTTTCAATATTTCGTTAATGCGTTCGTTCGTCAAATCAGGTGCTAATGAAATCAAGTCTTTGTAAAGCTTAGCTATCTCTTTCTTCGCTTCTGCTTCTGTCGGTTGCATTGACTCTTGAATATTCTTACCTCTCGCTTTAACGTTATCGTTAGCTTTCTTATCTTTACCGTCGATAGCTTCTTTCTGTTCGTTGCTATCGGCATCTTTGGTATCATCAATCAGATACAGTCCGTTTAATGCGTATTTGCGAGCGTACGAACTAGCCGAACCAGTAATTTGACTATCGTCCATGCCTTTCTTAACTTCTGCTTCTCGTGCGAAAGCCTGTACGGAAATTTGTTCTTCGGAATGAATATCCGTCATAGTTGCTATGGCTTTAACGTAAATTCTTCCACCCACTTCAATGATTTCATCTTTCACTTCTAACAACAGACCATACTTTAAATTGATCGGTTTAACTGCTTCTAAAATATCTTCTGCACTTCTGTATGCAAAACCACCATAGCCATTGTATTGCCCTTTAGGTGCTTTCAATTCAAACTGTGCTTCTACTAATCGTTGCTTAAATGATTTCACTTTGGTTTCTGCCATTATTTCTTCCCTCTTTCTTTAATCTCTTCAAGCGATAGCAACTTCCCACCTAGTTCAAGTAGGAACTTATCGCTATCACTCCCTTCAAAACGTATCAACTCACCTTGATATAAAATGTAATTGTATGGTTCATCTGATAGAATTTCGTCACCTTTAAAATCTAGATCCAATACGTATGTTTCGTTTGAACTCATAAAACTTATCCTCCCATTTAGTCGCTTGTAGGTCTTGCTTCACTTCGTCTATGTCGTAAATTTCAATGCCTTTCCAATCTAAAATCTCTAGCATGATATCTTCTTCAGCTGGTTCTTTCACTCCGTCTACCAAAAATACATAAGTCCCTTGTGGTAGCCATTCTTGAAGTTCTTCGTGATAATAAGGCTCTGCTAAAACTTCGCTATCAAACAAGCTACTCATCTGCTCTAACATCATGTCGTAATCTAATTCATAAAATGTTCCAAACTCTTTAATGTATTTCATTGCTAGACTCCCTTTCTTTTGATATACTTAAATAGAAATAAAATTTTATAAGTTGTTTCGATAAGTCCTGCTCCAACAGGACTTTTTGTTTTGCTTAAAATTCTCGGTATATCCATTAGGTTTTGAATATCACCTGTCTTTTCGTAATTCATTGCCGACTTCCTAATGTCCTTCCGCTTCCATTCTTGCAATTAAACCATTCCCTTCTTGTATTTGTAGATAATTCCGTTCAAAATCATAATGTTGTCTGTCAATCATTTCCCTGAAGTCAGGTCGCTCTGTTAATAACATCATTACTAACATGCAACCTAGACAGATAAACATCAATGTGTATATTGCTTTAGCGTATTCTTCCATGTAATCACCCCTTACTTAAATCTGTTTTCTTCTTTAAATCTCAAAAACTCCAAAAATCTATTAGGTAAAACCAATGTTGTCTTTTGTGTCGGTTTAATCACCCCGTCGCTAAAATCAGGGTTCAAATACATTTCGCTAACGTATTTACTCGCCTGCTGTTTTCCAATTCCCACAAAGTAATTAGGTATCTCGCTTGTAGTGATTGCTAAGATACCTTGATACATTTCAGGTACTTTTACTACTTCCATATCTCCACCTCATTAATGCTATTTGTATTTTGTAACACTATTTGTAATCTTTTTGATTAAAAAAAATATACTCCACCGATAAATTAAAGTAGTTTGCTATTTTCACTTTTAATTTATCGCTCGCTCCTCTTTTTCCGCTTTCAATCAAAGAAATTAATGTAGGGCTAACCCCCATTTTTTCTGCGAAATCGCTTTGTGACAAGCTTCGTTTAAGTCTTTCTTCTTTGATTATTTGTGGGTAATTCAATATATCAACTCCTATCTAACTAACTTATATACACATTATATCATTACTATACGTAAAAGTAAACACTATTTGTAAGAATATTTTACTATTTGTAATTATGTATTTACTATTACTATTTGTAAAGGTAAAATGTAGTTAACAAATCTAAGAAAGGAAGTGTTGTTATAATGAATAATATCGGTTTAAGAATTTCTGAATTAAGAATGTCGAAACGCTTAACGCAAAAAGAATTAGCAGATATTTTAGGTGTATCGCCATCTTATGTAGGTCAATGGGAAAGTGGAGCTAGAATTGTTCCAACTGAAAAAGTAGTAGAAATAGCAAAATATTTTGATGTGTCTACTGATTATTTATTTGGACACCGAAGTGATAAATCAGACTCAACTGATCTAAAAGATATTATTAGAAATCAAACTCTATCATATAAGGGAGAACATCTTTCTGAACGTGATATAACAATTATTGAAACCTTTCTAAATGCAGTGATTGATAAGGAGAAATAATTTAATGAAAGTTCAAAGAGTGATTAATAATTTGCTCCGAGAACATCAGACTAGAAATCCGGAACATCTAGCTGAGGCACTGAATATTGAGGTTTGCTACCTGCCGTTAGAAGTTAATGGGTGCTTTCTTGAAGTGAATAATAGACAGTTTATATTTGTTGCCGATAGATTGAAGTATAGTCAGGAACGCTTTTTTGTAATTGCCCATGAGTTATTTCATGCGATACAGCATGCTAATTCAGGAGAATTATATTACAAGGCATATAACTATCACGGAAAGTTTGAACGTGAAGCCAATTTGTTTGCTATCTATTTGCTATGTGATTTAGATGAAATTAATGAAGATGAAACAGCTTATCAAGTTTTTAAAAAGAATTATATCCCACAGGATATGATGAAATATGTAATTTAGGAGAGAATGCCAATGGATTTAGTATGGATATTAGTGTTGATTGCCATTGCTGTTTTTGCGAGAAGAAATCGCAATCCTTATCGAACAAACAGGATAGGTGGTCTATCTCAGAAGTTGCTTATGGTGGTGTTAGCAATCTTAGCTATTAGAGTATTAGTCAATAGGAGTGACGAAAGACCTAAACAGGTAGCAAAGGTAGATGAAACGACAATGGAAGTAATATCGGAAACGACTACTGTTGAAGAAACAGAAGCGACTACTGAAGAAACAACAGAAGAAACAACAGAAGATAAAACTAAGTATGATTTAGTAGAGATGAATTTAAAGATTGCAGATAGTTTTGAAGAAAGCGTTGAGTTTAACGAGCAAGGACATGACGGTTATGAGTGGTCACAGTTCGTTTATGAAATTGAATTGCAAAAATCAGGTGCTGTATATATTACTACCAATGAATTATTTGACAACTTAAATAATGAAGATAAAACGTTGGTGCTAAATTCAGCAGAGCGTTCAGTTAACGCTACTATCTTTCTTGAAACTGATGGACAGTTAGACCAACACAGAACAGTTAGAGCCTTTAATCGGGATGGCGAAGAAATTGCTACATCAGGAATGTTTAACACGACAGAATTTGAATTTAAAGATTAAGCCTATTTAGGCTTTTTCTTTTACTTGAAAGGGGGTGAAATACATGTGGGTAACAGAAAGATATAACGGTAGGTATCAATTTAGCGAACGATACAAAGATGCTAACAACAACACTAAAGTTGTTAGTGTGACTCTAAGTTCCAATTCTACACAGGCACACAAGCAGGCTATGAAATTGTTAAATCAAAAGATTGCAGATAAGTTAAACGAGAAGCCTAAAGTTTATACGGATATCACGTTTAGTGAAGTAGCTAAGGAATGGATTGAGTTGAAGAAGAAGTCAATCAAAGCTTCCACGATTAAGACATACGAGTATAGTCTTGATATTGTCAATCAGTATATTGGCGATACTCCTATCCATAAATTGCGAGCAGGGGCGATTAATCGTATATTCTTAAATATGTATGATGAAGGATTGAAGTTTAAAACAGTATCGGCAAGATTTAAACTTACAAAAAATGTGATTGAGTTTGCTGTTGATTACGGCTTCTTAGATGAAGATATAATTATTGATAGTTTAAAGCTAGAAAAGGTTAACGTATCTCCCAAAAGAGAAGATAAGTATTTAGAAGTAGATGAAGCCGAGAATTTATTTAAACGCATGATTGAAGATGATGAAGAAGAATTAGCAGACTTCTTCAGGTTGCAAATGCAAACGGGCATGCGATATGAAGAATTAGCTGCGGTTCACTTGCCTGATATCGATTTAATTAATAAAACGATCGATATTAAATATACTTATGATTTTGTCAATAAGGAGTTCACGTTGCCTAAAAGCAACAAAACAAGATTAATACATATTAATGATGATACTGTTGATTTAATTAAGAAGATAATACGCAGAAGAAACTTATTACTATTAGCTTACGGAGTTCGAGATAATAACTTGTTATTCTTTAGCCGAGATGGCAGTCCTCTTCATTACGGATATGCCAATAATCGATTGAATAGATACGGAACGAAAGAAAAGCCTCTATCAACTCATATATTCAGACATACGTTTATCACAAGAATGGTTGAGAATAATGTACCCAGCACACTCATAGCAGAACACGTTGGTCAGAGCGGAACTGAAATGATTGAGCGAGTATATTCTCACTTTACACGTAAGATGAATGATGATTTGAAAGAGGCAATTAACGAATTTCGAATTTGAAATGCTTGCAAAATGCTTGCAAAACGCATTTTTTATTCAAGAATGTTGATTTAATAGGCTTTGTAGCCTTATAAAAAAAGGCACATAACTTCATCACTTATAGCTGCTACCTTCCGGTCCTGACTCGATTCGTGAATCCGTTATTGCCTTTATTCATTATAACATATTTATTTTGAGAATTCCAATCTTTTTCAATGTTTAATAATGAACACTTTCGATAGTATCCCAATAATGTTATACACATCCAAAACTCCTGAGGAAAGCTAACCATAGTAATCTTTAAAAATATCTCAAGTAGTCAAAAAGATGTTACAAACGTCAAAAAATTCTGATAACACGGTTACCTTTATTGATCCTGTTGTTTGTTTAAGCATTAATTTACTTTATACGATGCTTTCATCGTTTTTGGTTCATATTGATGGCACCTGTTGATACATAAATTCTAATTCCACCAAAAGAGCTAATAAACATCAACCATTGCTGTTTCTAGCAAATGTTGCTAGTTTATCCACAAAATAAAGAAAGTTATCCACAGTTAATGTGTAAAATGTTGACAGCTTTGTGGATAACTATTAACTCTTTGTGGATAACTTTTTCTTTTTCCGTAAGTTTCTGAAAAAATTAGTTAGTTTTGCTCCACATTCATCTGCTAGTATTCCCGAAATAACTTCTGGTTGATGATTAAAACGAGGTTCTTCTAATAAATTGAGCACACTTCCTACACTGCCTGCTTTTGGATCATGGGCTCCATAGACCACTGTTTTAACTCGCGACAATATAATGGCACCTGCACACATGGCACATGGTTCTAATGTCACATATAGTGTCGCATCTTCTAATCGCCATTTTTCTAAAATTTGATTAGCTTGGTCGATGGCTAATAATTCAGCATGTGCAATCGCCCGTTTAGAAATTTCTCTTAAATTATGTGCTTTAGCAACGACTTGGTTATCTACAACTATGATGGCACCGATGGGTACTTCTCCTTGCATTTCAGCTAATGAGGCTTCCATCATTGCTATTCGCATAAATTTTTCATGTTTCAACCGTTGTGTTTCAGTTAATTCCATTTCTTTGCGACTCCTTATGATTATCTATTTAGGCTAATAAAGATTATCCCTCATTCTTTTAGCATAAAATTAAAGATGGCATATAGTTAAAATTGACATAATATTTGCTTCGGGTAGTCATCCTGCTTTTTAAATAGCCTTTACACAAACCATTCGTTAGTCATCTAGCACTATAGTTAAAAGTAAAATACAGTGATTCTCATCAAGTATGAGGATGGCTCTTTAATTTTTCAAACATGATTCCTCTTATCTTCAAGCCTATTACAAAAATTGAGTTTAATAAGCAGGATTTTCATACTCTGTATTATTTTATATGCCTAAGATCCATTCGACATTTTTTATTACATCCTTGTTTTTTGTTGCATTCTTTCTCTAAAAATATACTTTCAAGCTGCACTTATGGTACACTATTAATAACTAATTTTCAAGGAGAGGATATTTTGATAAATTCCATTATACAGCTCTTTCCAGAAGCGCTGATTAATCCAACAAATGTTGAGGATTTGAGACAGACGCATCATATTATTACCGTTGAAAGTCAAATAATGGCGATTCCTTTTTCTTCCTTATCTCATAAAGAAATATCGTTACTTAACATTGTCAGTGATCAAGGTGACATTATTCCAATTACTCGAAACTCTCATTGGCAAAACTTTCTGGAAAAAAAATCAAGTAATATGCCAATTGTTTCAGGAAATCTTCAAATTTTGCATATCAATTTCAGAAAATTACCAGAAAACTTTGACGATGAACTTTGGTTTAATACACTAAAGGAATCAAGCCATCAGATTATTGATTGGTTTACTAAAAATGAGCGTCGATATAGTGTTGTTTTAAGAATCAAACCCAACGATGAAATCTCAATTGATCAACTCCTTGGTGTTATTCAATCGTTAGATGCTGATTTTGATACGGTAACTCAAGCAATTATTGGTTTAGTCCATCAATTATCAGTCAACTTACCCATGCGTTATGAGGAAGAACTTGCTATTGTTGAACAAAGTTTTCAAACGGAATTAATAGGTGTATTAACTCAAATTACACCCGTCTTATTAAAACAAATTGGTAAAAAAGCGCTCAGCGATTTACCCCTATTGACTCCTTTAAAACAAGTTATTATGAATAATACGGAATATTCTTCTCTGATTGAAACATTATTTGAAAATCAAGGAAACTTGTCCCAAACTGCTGATAAACTCTTTATTCATCGGAATACTTTAACTTATCGTTTGCAAAAATTTTATAAAGAAACAGGCATGCAATTACAATATTTACCTGATTTAATGATTTGCTTCCTCTGCCTTGCCTAGTACCTATTTTTATTACAACTTTTAGTCGCTTCTATGAAATGATTAGAGTTCTTGATATTTTTATTACATTATTCTAGTGTTCGATAAATTAATAAATAGTGCTTATAATAGGCTTTTATGCTATAATAATGAATGAATTCAACATTAAATTATTTGATACTCACTGAATATTTTGGAGGTTATTATGAACTTACGAGACTTAGAATATTTCAAATATTTAGCTGAAAGTTTGAGTTTCACTAAAACAGCTGAACATTTTTTTGTGTCTCAACCTTCTATTTCGATTGCTTTAAAAAGATTAGAAGATGAATTTGAGACCACTTTAATTCAAAGAGAAAGATCAGCTAAAAATATCCATTTAACACCGACTGGACATACCTTATATCAACGCACTATCGATATGCTAGGTTTATATGCCCAAACGAAGCTAGAAATTAAAGCAGTGGGGATTGATACGATTCAGCTAGGTTTAGTTCCATCAATTGGAAATTTATTTTTACCTCAACTTTTAGCGAATGCTAACGATTATTTACAAAACTTAAAATTGATTGAAGAGAATACAACTGATGCATTATTCGATTCATTAAGAAAACAAAAATTCTCAATTGCTATTATTGCTCACGATCAACCAACATTTGCTAATCTATGGGTTGATACATTTCCTATTGCGAAAAGTCCATTAAAGTTATTCGTCTCACAAAACCATCCTTTAGCTAGATATCGTGAAATAAGCTTAATGGAACTCGTTGATTTACCTTATGTTTCTTTATCAAATGGTACTATCCACGAAAAATTATTCCAAAATTGGGCCACAACAAATCAATTATCGTTGGATAATGTGTTTTACTGCCATGATATGAATACTCTCACTTCACTTGTTGCTTCTGGTGAAAGAGTCGCACTTTTAATGGAAAATGTCTCTCTAAATCGTGATGATTTAGTTGCGATTGCGATTAAGAACCCACCAATTGGTTACTTGAATTTAGTTATTAACAATGAAATGGTATTATCTGATACACAAAAAGCCTTTAATGATTTATTAATTAAAAGTATTGAGGATTAATCAATCAAGTTGCCACACATTATATCCAAAAATAAATAAAACAAACAAAAAGAGTTAGAACCTATTCCTATTGGAGTAGTCCTAACTCTATTTTTTGTGCCAAAATTTATTATCATTTTGACTATCGTCATTTTTTAAATGGTATCCTGACAGTATCAAGTAAATAAAAAAATATTTTGATATTGATTGCATGAACGACTATCATATCAGTGATTCCCAAAGTGAGAGTCATTGCTATCATTTTCGGGAGTCACTGTCGATAGAGTCCATATAA